AAACAAGAGATAACTGAAGTAAAACCAATAGATGATATAGTGTTTGATGGGTTGTAGTCTTACACTACATAAAGCAGACTATTTACCACACCAATTTGAATTTATAAAAAGTGGGTTTGTTGGAGAAAATAAAGACAAGAAAATAGTAGCCATGACAGGGGGTATGGGGAGTGGCAAAACATTTAGCTTCATAGTTAAGACAGCCATCAATCACATCACAAGAAAGAACAAAGAAGGTGTTAGCAATGGTTGGATCATATACCCTACTTACTCATTAGCAGAAGAGGTCTTTGTTCCTCCATTCCTAAAGATATTAGAAGACAAAGGTATTGCCTATGATTATAATGTATCTAAGCATACTATTAAAACAGCTTATGGAAACATAAAGATCTTCCAAATGATTAAGCCTGATAAGATTGTGGGTGTGTCTTTAAGTTATTGTGGCTTTGATGAGTTTGATGTATCAAGCTATAGGTATTGTGAAACAGCATTTAATAAAGCTATTGGTAGAATGAGGGATTGTGACAACCCTGAGATATATATAACTACTACCCCTGAAGGATATAAATATACTTACACTCTCATGGTAGAGAAATCAGATGATAATAAACTTTTAGTTAGGGGAAAAACAAAAGATAATGTATATTTGCCACAAGGATATTTAAAATTATTAGAAGATAATTATGATAAGAACTTATTAAAGGCATACTCTTTAGGTGAATTTGTCAACCTCCAACAAGGTCAAACTTTTTATGGATTCAACAGAGATGCCAATGTTCAAGCAGTACCATACAACAGAGCAAAGCCAGTATTGGCAGGGTGGGACTTTAACTGTGAACCCCAAGTCTGTGTACTTGCAAACCTTTATGAACAACAACCCCAAGTAAGAGTATTTGATTGCATAGCACTTACTCATTCAGGTAGTGGAGATCTCCTAACTGAAAGAATGTGTGAAACAATCAAGAATAAATACCCTAATAGTGAATACATAGCATACCCTGATGCAACAGGAGCATCTAGATCAACCTCATCAATGTACTCAGATCTAGATATAATTAGAAGGAATGGCTTTAAAATCAAAGCTATGAAAACTAATCCAAGAGTTGTAGACAGGGTTAATGCTACAAACAAAGCATTAGATGGAAATATAATAATAGATCCTAGATGCAGTACACTAATAGAGGATTTAGAGAAAACTTGTAACAAACAGGGGACAAGAGAAATAGACAAGAGCAATAAAATGTATAGCCATGCAAGTGATGCTTTCTCATACCTAATTCATTGGGAACTGCCTATTTTGAAACCTACATTGGGGAGTATTAAGAGATGATACCAAATTTAAATGAACTATTAGTTTTAAATGCTAAATTTGATGTTAAGCAGAAGTTAAAGAATGCTTGGAAAACAGCAAGACTAGATGCCTTAGAGTTTTATAAGGGCAGAAGTCTGCCATATACCATGGATTACTTTGATAAGACTTTGTTTGATAAAGTTCCTGCTGCTAATGTTAATGTAACCAAAAGAATAGTGGATAGAATTTCTCTTGTATATATGAAGCCACCCAAGAGAACATATACCAAAGAAGACACTCCATTATTATTCCACCATAAAGATTTTAAATTACAAAGAGCAGAAAGATTCACTAATCTGCTTGATGCTGTGCTTATTAAACCATGTATGAGATTCAATGATAAGAATGAGCAGCAGATTGAATATGATTTGATATGGGATTATGAGCCTATCTTTGGAGATGATCCTCTAAAGCCTACAGCAATCACTTATCCTATAGCCACTAAAGATTCTGTAATGGATAATACTCCTGAATTGTGGGTATATTGGGATAAAGAAAACACATTCACTTATGATAACAATGGAAAGATTTATACAGATGAAATGAATCCTGAGATGATTAATCCTTATGGTGTACTTCCTTTTGTTGAGTGCTGGAGAGATGGAAAGCCTGAATCAAGTTATCTAGATACAGATGCTTCAAGTGATTTAATCCAAACCAATAAACTAATTAATGTGGCTGAAACTAACAAAAATGCTAACATCATGTTCCAATCCTTTGGGTATATTTACATCAATGGCTCACAATTAGAGAAAGATGATTTGGACATTGGTCCTGATAAAATCTCATTTCTAGGTGCAGATGGAACTATGAATCTAGTATCTCCTCCTGATACTGTGGGTACAATAACCAATGCAGTAACTACTTCATACAAGATGTTAGCACAAAATTATCACATTGATATTAGCTTTGTAGAAGGCACAGTTGCTCAAAGTGGTGTAGCTATTAAGCTAAGGAATACTGAATTAACAGATTCAAGAGTATCAGATGTGATTAGATGGAAAGAAGTTGAGAAACAACTATTTGAACTGGAATCACTAATGATAGCTGTTGATTTAGGTAAAGATGCAGGAGAACTTGAGCAGATTGATTTCCAAGAAACTATGGAAGTATTATCAGATGATGAGCAGAGAGCCAAATGGGATTGGGAATTATCTAAGGGATTAATAGATGAAGCAGATATACTAATACAACAAGATCCTGATAGATTTGAAGATAGGGCAGCAGCACAAGAATATCTAGCAGAAAGAGGAAAGATAACAACACCTGAAGAAACACCTGAAGGCTCACTACTGGAACAGCTAATTAAACCTGTTTAATGGGTATAGATGGCTTAATGTCAGATCAATTATTCATAGAACAGAACTCACAAACTATTACTGATATATTATTAGAAGTTCAAGAAAAAACTATAGCAGAATTATACCTACTTAAAGGCAATCAAACAGCAGAAGAATTTGTAATGTTCATTGATAGACTGAATATTGAGCAGATTGTACTTTCTAAATCAGAAAATGCAATCAACATTTATGAACAAGTGCATGGAGGAATGTTACAATCTATTCAGGGGTTTGCTACACTAGCAGAAGAAACTCTATTAGCATTAAAGAATTATAGCACTCAATCACTATTAAATCAATTAGGCAATATGGCTCAAATCATCAAGAAAGAAGTGATTAATGGTATTGTAGCAGGATCTCCAATTCAAACAGTAGTCAATGCAGTAAGAGGTCAAGGTGCTTTAAGTAGAAGGCAACTACAAACCCTTATAGATACATCTATGAATGAGTATTCTAGGAGTGTTACTAAGCTAATGATAGACAAGATGCCTGCAAGTACAAAGTATCAGTACATTGGAGCATTAGATGGTAAAACTAGACCTGAGTGCTTAAAGATGATGGCAGCAGGAAATTTAACTAAAGCACAAATAACAGCATCATTTGGAAGTCAGGTGTTTACAAGTGGTGGTGGATATAATTGTAGGCATAAATGGGAATATGCTTTACAGGATAAGTTTGGACATGATCCTGAAGGTGCTTCTAAAAGATTAGAGGAACTTGATTAATGGCTAAATCTAAATTCAAGATGCCTGATCCTATATTAGACACAGCATTCTACAAAGACTGGGGTGCAAAAGCAGTTAATAGATATAGGCATTATATATTTGATAAAAGCAATCCAAAGATGTCCAATGGTAAAAACTTCCCCTCCTATTCAAAAAGAGGATCTAAGTGGGTTACTATGAATGTAAAAAAGGGATTTAAAAAAGGAGCTCCTAAAGAAGGTTACTCTTATGAACAAGCTAAACAAGGAAATATGTTAAGAAGGCAAAATTCAGGATATGCAAATTCTACTGCTCCTTATGTTTCAGGAGATTTAATGAGAGATACCAACTGGGATTATTCTGTGAAAGATGATGCTATATACATTGGTTGGAATGCTCAAGCAAATAAGGTTGATTGGTTAAGAGATATGAAACCTTCTAGAATATTAACAAGTCATCAGTACCCATATCCAAAAAGTGAATTAACAAAATTAATGCCTGAAATTAATAAACACTTAAAAAGACTTATGCCTAAAGGAACAAATACTATTAAAGTAGGGAAGAAAAAATAATTATTTGTTGATAGTTATTTTAATATATATTAGGACAATGAATTTTAAACAATTACTCACAAAAGAGGACACAAATGTCAGAAGAAAATAAAACAACTCAAACTGAAGCCACTCAGGTAAATCCACCTAGCACAGAAGCTAGTAAAAACAATGTTTCAGAAGGTAACATTCCACAATCAAGATTCAATGAAGTTAATACTCAGAAGAATGAGTACAAAACTCAGGTATCAGATCTTCAATCTCAATTAGATAAGTTCAAAGCAGATCAGGAAACAACTAGAAACAAGGAACTGGAAAAGCAGGGTGAATATAAAAAGCTGTTAGAAGAATCAAATGCTAAACTTGAAAAGTCCTCAGTTGTTGTAAAAGAATATGAGGAGTACAAAACTAATAAGAGAAATTCCTTAATGGAAACCTTAACAGAAGATACAGATAAATCTATTGCAGAAAGCCTACCTTTAGATAAATTGGAGTTGTATGTAGGTAAGATTACTAAGAGAAATAATTTACCCACTAACAATTCAAGAGCAGCTAATAATCAACCAGTAGGAGAGTTTGGTGGATATTCTTCAATGCAAGAATTTGCATCAAAAGATCCAGCTGGTGCAGATAAATATTTAACTGACAATGTAAAAGGATATAAATGGGGTAAATAATATTTCTCTTTCAATTTAATCCTCACTAGAGGCACTCTACTTGAAGGCTAACAAGCAGTTGATAGATAGGGTGAGAATTAGGAAGAAATATTATGGCTCAAGATAGTTTAGTAACAGATGTAGGGGTTGCAGCTGGTGGTCTGGGAACAGCGGTAGCAGCAGCAACAGTTCAATTTAACAAGGCAGCAGTAATGCCTAGTCTAATAACAATGGTTCCAGCTCCTCAAGGAACTAGCACAGTTCAATTTCCTGTATATACAAAACATGATCCTACTCATGCTGATCATGGTGTAGATGAACAGGCTTCAGGTGCTGAAGAAACAATAGCAAATCTAACTAACATTGAAACAACAGCAGTAAGTTGTGAGGTGTTAAGAAGGGCAATCAGGGCAGAAGTAACTGATTTATCAGCTCATGGTAATGGTGATGCTTTGTTAGTAAATGCAGCAGCTCAACTTGGAAATGATGTAGCAAGAAAGTTTGATGTTGAGGTATGTGATTTACTTGATAACTTTAGTAATGGTGTAGGACAAGATGATGCCTTAAACTTTTTGTTATTCATGGACGCTATTGCAACATTAGAAGCAAATGATGCTCCAAGACCATATAATGCAGTATTACACCCATTACAGATTTGGGGATCTTATGGTTTAGGTCAAGAGTTTAGCAACCTTGCAACTCCTGCCTTTACAGGATCAGGTGCATTTGCAGGTCAGGCTTCTGATGGAATTAAAAGTCAATTCATGGATTCTGGTTTAGTAACTAATATTGCAGGTGTTGGTATATATACAACAACAGCAGTACTTGATGGTGCAACTGGAAGAAAAGAAGGTGGTATGTTCTCTAAACAAGCTATTGGTTGTGGTTACATTGATTTTGGTGGTGGTAGCTTTATCCAAATGGCTTCAGAAAGAGAAGAAGCTTATGCAAAGACAACTCTAGTTTCTAATGCTTATTATGCAGCAGCAGAGTTAGTTGATGTGTGGGGTGTTGAAATAGATACAGAAGTATCTTAATAAATCAAGGTAAAGGGTGGTGTAAAAGCCACCCTTTTACTTATCATGTCAGAACATAAAAAAGATATAGGTAATCTAAATAATAAAGAATTTAAGTGTGAACTAGATCCTACCAACAAACTCAAACTTGTTGAAGATAAAGATAAAGGACAACAAGCATATTATAAAGGGCAGAAGATTAAATATATGGATTATATACAAGAGGTTGGTAATAGGGTTAGAAGAAATAAAGAAAATAAAGGTGCTGATAACATTGGTATCTTTGGTGGGTTAAGTTTTGATAATAATGGTAAGATTATTTAAGGAGAAATAATAATGGCAGAAGCTAAAAAGAAAGAAGCAAAGAAAGAAGTAAAGTCCACTAGGGTGAAGATAACTAAAAGCAATGGCAGAGTTATATATAGAGAAAAAGAGTTAGTGGGTGGTGCAAAGTCTAAAAGAATGAAAGCTAAAGGTTGGAAGGTGGAGGAAGTATAATGCACAAATATAAACTATTCACAGTAACACCTACAGTTGAAGCAACTCCTGATTATGCAGCAGGTGATGTATTGTTTAGTCCAACTGAGATTTCTGACTTCTTTC